TAACATACCATTTTCACAGTGGAATGGTCATAAACATGAGCCAATTCCAAAGACTGACTCCTGGGTATATCTAGTTCAATATTTATCTGGAGCTGAAGGATGGAATTGTACAGAGACTGATACCATATTATTCTTCTCACAAAACTATTCATATAGAATAACCCATCAAGCAGCTGGAAGAATTGATAGAATTAATAGTCCTTTTCATATTCTTTACTATTATCATATCCTATCAAAGTCAAAAATTGACAAAGCAATAAAGAAAGCATTAAAACTAAAGCAAACCTTTAACCAGAGCGCGTTTGCAGGTTTTTTTGATTCGAAGTTTGAACATACATTATAATGAAGGGAATAGAATATGTGCCGAAACACACATATTTTAAAAATTTTTTAGGAGGTCACCACTTGAAAAAAGAAAACATAGTTCAAAGGGAGTTCATTCAAGAACTTAGTGAGATTTTTGAAGATTGTATTATTTTAAAAAATGATCCAACATATATTCAAGGATTTCCGGATCTAACATTTTTATGGAGAGACAAATGGGCAGTATTTGAAACTAAGAAATCTTCTAAAGAACCATATCAACCGAATCAAGAATTCTATATAAAGGTGTTAAATGGTATGTCTTTTTCTAGAGCTGTATATCCTGAGAATAAAGAGGAGGTGTTGTATGATCTTCAACAATCATTCTTATCTCGAGGGACAACACGCATATTTAAGCGCTAGTAAATATCATTGGATAAATTATGATCCTATAAAATTAGAAGAGTCATATAAGAGACACCTAGCAACAATGAAAGGAACTAGACTACATGAATATGCAAAAGAAAGTATTTTGCTTGGGATAAAACAAGCCAAGGTCAAAAAAACTTTAAATATGTATATAAATGATGCTATAGGTTTTAGAATGACTCCAGAACAGATACTATTTTATTCTGAGAATTGCTTTGGTACAGCAGATGCTATCTCTTTTAGACAGGATGTTTTAAGAATTCATGATTTAAAAACCGGAGTTACACCCGCATCAATGAAACAATTAGAAATATATGCAGCACTTTTTCTTTTGGAATATAAACAGAAACCAAAAGACATAGAATTAAGAATCTATCAGGATGACTTAATCATCGTACATAATCCGCTTTTGGAGGAAATAGAAATTGTTTGTGAAAGGATTATAGAATCCGATAAAATTATACAAATGATTAAAGGAGGATTATAATGTCAGAAGAGAAAGATTTGAAACATGTAGGTATAGCTAGAAGATCTGGTAGATATCCATGGGGTTCTGGTAAAGATCCGCAGAGGTCTACAGATTTTTCTGGTTATATAAATATGTTGAAGAAGCAGGGGTTAAGTGAAGTACAAAGAGCCGAAGCTGTAGGTATGAATACAGCACAACTGCGCTCTAAGCTTACGCTACTTAAAGAGGAACGAAAGAGAAATGAAATGGCTACAGCCATGAAGCTGAAAGAGAAAGGATATTCTAATTTAGCCATAGCAAAAAGAATGGGCGTTAACGATAAATATGTCGCAAGCTTATTAAACCCAATGTTAAAAGAGAAGAATGATATTACTAAAACCACGGCTGACATTTTAAAGAATAGATTAAAATCTGTTGATTATTTAGATGTTGGTGCCGGTGTTGAAAGACGTATGGGAATATCTAGGACCAAACTAAAGACAGCTTTAAAAAAGCTAGAACAAGAAGAAGGATATACTTTACATACTATAAAGGTTAACCAAATTGGAACCGATAAAAAAACAACGATTCTCGTATTAGCAAAGCCTGGTGTAACAACACAAGAGGTATCAAAAAATAGAGCTAATATAAGATTAATTGAGGATTATTCAGAAGATGGAGGGCGTACTTATACTTTAATCAAACCAATTCAATCTGTAGACTCTAAAAGAGTTCTAATAAGATATAATGAAGAAGGTGGAGCTCTTAAAGATGGTCTTATAGAATTAAGAAGAGGTGTCGATGATATAAGTTTAGGAAACGCTAGATATGCTCAAGTTCGAATCGGTGTAGATGGAACACATTATATGAAAGGTATGGCTGTACATACTGATGATATACCAAAAGGTTACGATATGGTATATAATTCTAATAAGAAAAAAGGTACAGACAAGTATGATGTGTTTAAAAAAATGGAAGATGATCCAGAGAATCCATTTGGTTCTGTGGTGAGACAAAAAGAATACATCGATAAAGATGGTAATAAAAAAGTATCAGCGTTAAATATTGTGAATGATGAGGGAACATGGGCGACATGGTCTAAAAATCTATCATCTCAGATGCTATCAAAGCAACCGCAAGCACTTGCTAAGAAACAGCTAAAGAATAATTATGATCTTTATAAAGAACAGTATGATGAGATTATGAGTCTAACTAATCCAGCTGTTCGTAAAAGGTTATTGTTAGATTTTAGTTCTAAAGTTGATGCTGAGGCGGCTCATCTAAAAGCTGCTGCTATGCCAAGACAAGCCAACAAAGTTTTAATACCAATACCTTCTTTAAAACCGAATGAAATATATGCTCCTGGTTATAGAGATGGGGAAACGGTTGTTTTAATAAGACATCCTCATGGAGGTATCTTTGAAATACCTGAGTTAGTAGTAAACAATAGGAACAAAGAAGGACAAAAGATTTTAACATCAAACCCTAAAGATGCTGTCGGAATCCATCCAAAGGCTGCGGAACAATTGTCTGGTGCAGACTTCGACGGTGATGCAGTATTAGTTATACCTAATAATGATAGGTCTATAAAAACATCAAAACCATTAGATAGATTAAAAGACTTCGATCCAAAGACAAGCTATAAAGAAACTCCTGGAATGACCTATATGAGTAAGAAGGGTATAGGTAAAGCAATGGGAGACATATCAAATCTCATTACAGACATGACTATTAAAGGTGCTAATAATGATGAGATAGCTAATGCTGTTAGACATTCAATGGTTGTAATTGATGCGTACAAACACAAGTTAGATTACACAAGGTCTGCTCGAGATCATAGGATACCAGAATTAAAGAAGAGATACCAAGGTAAATCAACGGGAGGAGCTTCGACATTAATATCATTAGCGTCTGCAGAGACTAGGGTAAATCAAAGAAAAGAAAGAATAGAGATAGATCCTAAGACCGGAAAGATAAAGTATTTTGAAACTGGTGATACTTATGTTGATAAGAAAGGAAAAGTTCAACCAAAAACAATAAAGGTTACTAGGATGTCTGTGGAAGATGATGCCCGTAAACTATCCTCAGGTACCCCCATAGAAGAAATCTATGCCGACCATGCTAACAGATTGAAAGCCTTGGCAAACACATCTAGAAAAGATTACGTAACAACACCAAACATACAAAGGTCTCCCACCGCTGCTGTTACATACAAGAGGGAAGTAGATAGTTTAAAATCTAAACTAAACTTGGCAGAAGGAGAACAGGATAGGGAAAGACAAGCTCAGATAATAGCTAATTCTAAACTTAGACTATTAAAAGAGAACGAGCCAGCTTTGTATGAAGAGAAAGACAAGCTTAAAAAGATTAAAGGAAAACTTATAGATGAGGCTAGAAGTATAGTTAGAGATGGTGCTAAACGAGAAAAGATAGACATAACTACAAAAGAATGGGAAGCTATTCAAAGCGGAGCTGTATCAAACAACATGTTAACTAAGATACTTAACAAGGCTGACATGGATCAAGTTAAGTCTTATGCTATGCCAAGAACTGTAAAAGAGATTACTCCTGCTAAAGAGACGCGTATTAAAGCTATGTTAGACAGAGGATACACGCAAGCCGAAATAGGCGATCAATTAGGTTTATCAACATCCATAATCTCAAAATTTGTTCAATAATAACATCTAGATTTAGAAAAAAATTATTAGTATTATTTTAATGAAAGAGGTGACTATTTATGATAGCAGCTATGATAACAACCGTCGATAATCCGTTCGATCCATTTGAGGATTTTGATAATTGGTATGCTTATGATAGAGATATGGGTTATCATTCGTGCGAGTATCTCTCAAGAATTGCAGTAACTTCTGATGAACTATCAGAAGAAGATCAAGCTAAAGCTATAGAAGAAGCTGTTGATGAAATAGTAAAGTATAACATCCTCGGCGTATATAAAAAAGTTGTTATTGATGAATAATTTTTTTTACATCTCCTCATTTACATAGATGGTATTCATGGTGTAGGGGG